CAAGAAACTGTTGTAGAAGAAATTAAATTGAAAAATAATAAAAAAATAATTCAAAATGCAAATGAACAAGAAGAAATATTATCACCTGTAAAGAAAAAAAAAGTTGGTAGACCAGAAAAATCAGTAGAAGAAAAATTAGCAAAAAAGACAATTATAAAAGAAAAGATAATTTATATGGTCCCAGATGAATCTGGTGGTTATAAAGAACAGAAAAACAAACAATTAACAGCAAGAGATTTAAAGAAAATAGAAGAAAGAAAAAAAGTTGAGGAAATGGAAAAAGAACTTGGTAAAAAGTTATTAACTAAAAAAAATGGTAAAGTTGATAAGAGGTCTATTGGTGAGAAAACGCGAACACCAGCTCAAGTCGCTGCTACTCAAAAAATGTTAGAAGCTAATATTAAAAGACGCCAAGCTCAAAAAGAGTTAAAAGATATGAAGAAAGAAATAAAAACTAAAGAAGTCGTAAAGGAAGCTTTAAATGAAGTTATTTATAAACCTTCAAAAAAAGTTGAACCTAAACCATCCCCTTATGATAATTTAAAATTTTAATTAAACTATAACATCTAATCCATAATAATATATAATACTTTCTTTAGACATTTCTAAACACTTTAAGTTTCTTTCTATTTTATTAATCTGTGATTCATTATTAACTAATTCTAATCTTTGTTTTAAATTTATTATTCTATCTTTAATATTGTAAACATTACCAGTAGCTTCTTGTATTATTTGTTTAGTAAATCCATTAAGTGTTTGGCCCCAAGTAAGTATTAGGTCATCCATATACTTTTATAATATTTTTTTTTCATTAAAAGTTGGTATATACAAAATTTATAAATTTATAATCTTATATTTATAATCCTAATATTTATAATCCTATTATAATCCTATTTTATAATCCTTAATACATTTACTTATTATTATTATATATATATTAGTAAATAAATAAAAAAAGGATTATAGGATTATAAAAATGTGTTTTTTGTATATAAATTTTTTTTGAAAAAATATTTTATAAAAATTTTTATTTAACAAATTTGAAAAAGTTAATCCTTTATAATCCAAAAAAGCATTTATTAGTAAATTGCTTACAATTTATTAAGAAAAAGTCAAAAAAAAACAAGATTATTATAATCTTGGATCATAATCCTATGATCTTAATCCTAAAATTTTAATCACTATCACTATAATTTATAGAATTATCTGGTTCATCATTTAGATCATATAATTTTTTTGCTTCTTTGCAATCAATATTATAAAAGTTTTTACCAGATTTTTTAATTCTTGTAATATAATAACCTTCTTTAATAAATTCATTCATTTCTAAACCAAATTTTCTAATACTCCATTCTATACCTATTTTAGAATTAGTATTTGTTAAAAATTTTCTAAAATTTTTAAATAAATCATTTGAACTTTCATATATTATTTCTTCATCAGTATTTACTAATATATCTTTTATAAAATCTAAAAGTGGAGTTTCAAAACTTTCTTTTAATTCTTCTAAATATTCTGTTTGTGGTATTTTGCAAGATATAAAATCATCAATATCTATTGTTGATAAATATTTATAAAATGTTGCTTGTAAATCTTTATTTGTAATTACTTTTTTTAATTTTGTAAAGTATTCTGTATTTCCTTTTTTTTCATCCGAAGATCTAATAATACAATATCTTCTATCATTAGCACTAATTTTTAATGGGATAATAGTATGATTAGTATTACCAATAAATCTATGAACTGAACTTATTATTTTAGCGTCTTTGCCTTTTGAATTTACTTCTAAATCTGTTTCAGTTATTAAATTTTTTAATATATCAGCATTATCTTTTGTATTAAAATAATCTATCTCTTCTAAATTTATTACATAACTATTTAATAAAGCACTATTGAAATTTCCTAATAAATTCTTTTTAACATCTCCAACTGAATAAAATCTTGTACCAATCATAGACCTTAATAAACTATAAAACATACTTTTACCTGTCCCTTCTTTACTGGCAAATAAAATCATCTTACCAATTTTTTCTTCTGGTTTATAAAATAAATGTGCTATATATTTAATTACAAAATTATAAACTTCTTCATTATTACCACATAATACTTTTATATGATTTAATAAAAATTCTAAATCATCATCTAAATATTTATATGTTGTAATTAATTCTACATCAAATTTTTTCCATAAATTATAACAATTATTAGGACAATCATTAGGATTTGGATAATAATCCATTTTATCAAAAGTAATCATATTAGGATTAGCTTTTATCCATTTATCAATAAAACATCTATTTTCAATTATATCATCTTTTTTATTATATACTTCATAATGCAAATGTTTATAACATTCTATAATTTGTTTAGTTGTTAATAATTCTATTTCTACTTCATTATTTTTCCTTATAAAAGTTCCATTATTAATTATTTTAAAATGTGTTTTGTTAAAGTAATATTCTACATCTAAATATTGTTTAGAATTTTTATCATGTAGTAAATCATCAATAGGATTTAAATTATCTTTAATATTAATTTCTTTATTTATTTTTTTTTTAGTCCATATAATATTATATTCTTTTGTAATAGAATTTAACTTTTCAATATCTACATTTTCATTTGTATAAAACCCATCAAATCTGGGCACTATACATTTATATAATTTTGTAGCTTCCATTAATATTTTATTTTCATAATACCATATAATAGTACACACCATAGATGATAAAAAATTACCAGCTCTTTTTTTATATTCTATATATGATTTATTTATTTTATCTTGTTCTTCTGTATATATTAATGCTTTATTATTATTAATTTCTTGTAATAAATCATCTAACCATTTAATATTATGTTTTTTTGTTTTATCTTTATTAAATTCTTTTAATACAAAACATTTAGTTAAATTACTTTTTTTTAATAATTCATTTCTATTATCACAATAATTTTGTAATTCTGAATAATTTAAATCATATTTCTTAAATAAATATAATAATATTTGAGGATTACAATTAGACATATCAACTTCATAAGAATTATCAGGTAATATATAATGTAATATATTATTACTATAATATTGTAATGATTTATTATTTTTAGAATATAATCTATTACAATCTTTAATTTCATAAGAAACTTTATTTTGTGATTTATTTGATAATAATATTTGTTTTAATGATTGTTTTATTACTTTAATATATATTTTATTAGCATCATCATCATAATCTTTATAATTTGTATATTGTAATAATTCATCATCAGTTAAAAATAATAAATTTTTAATTTTTTGTAAATCATATTCATCATTAAATTCAACATTCATATTATTTATATTATTATTATTTTTGGATTTATTATTTTTCATCATCTATATATTATATTTAGATTTTTTTTTTAAATATTTTATATTAATTATAAATTAAATTAAAAAAAAAATAATTATAAATTTAATTCAATCTTTACTATTTTCTTTTAAATATTTTAATGCATTATTAGATTTTTCAATAGCATTTTTTAATTTATTTTTAATTTTAATATAATATGATACTTCATAATCATTTATATTATCTAATGTTGCCTTATATAGTTTAATTTTGTCTTGTTGTTCGTAGTATATTTTTTTTTGCATATCATATTTAGAAACATATTTAGCATGTATTTCAACCATTATATAATTTGATTAGAGAAAAAAAAATTAAATTTAACTTAATTATAAATTTAATAAAAAAAAAATTCTATTAATAATAATTTACACGACTAGCTATTTGATTAAGTTCGCGATCCCTCATAGCATTTAATTGTTCTCTTGGTACATAATCAATTGGTTTTGTGGGTCTTCCTGCACCTTTACCCTTACGAACTTCTTTTAATTTTTTTCTACGATAATTATTTATTTGCTCTCTAGTTAGTTCTATACCATTAAGCATTAGCTTTTCTTCCTTAATCATAGTTCTTATATATATATATTACGATATTTTTAAATAGTTTATATCTAATTTGGATATAAGAAAAAAATAAATTTAATTAAAATATAATTATATAATATATGAGATTATTAGAAATATTCTGTGGTACTAAATCAGTTGGTAAAGTATTTGAAAATAATAATTGGGAGGTTTATAGCGTTGATATAGAAAAAAGATTTAATCCTACTGAATGTATAAATATATTAGATTTTGATTATAAAAAGTTTGATAAAAATTATTTTAATCATTTGCATTTTAGTCCACCTTGTATTTATATGTCCCAAAATCAACAGACTTGGTATAATAGATATAAGGGTAGAGGTGATAATAAATATTTATTTACACCAGAAATACATAATGAAAAATTAAAAGAAAGTGATTTATTATTATATAAAGTAAAAGAAATTATTAATTATTTTAATAATTCTACATTTACTATTGAGAATCCATATCATAATAAATTTAATTCTATTATAAACAGAAACATATTAAATTATGATTATACTATATGTGATTATTGTATGTATAATTATCCTATAAAAAAACCAACAGTATTTTTAAATAATTTTAATTTAAAATTAAATAGATGTGATAAATCACATACACATATACAATATAGATATTATTGTGGGGGTGGTGATACTCCAAAAGATAAAGTTTATCAAATACCAAATGAATTATGTATAGAAATATTTAATCAAGTCAAAAAAAAATAATTATAATTTAATTTTGATTAGTATTTTCTACAAATTCCATTTCTTTTAAATTTTGTAAAATTGGTAAACTTGCCTTAATAATAGATTTGTTTTTTTTAAAAAATTCTATTTGGTCTTCGGGTACAATAATTTTATAATTAGATTTCCAATAATTTTTAAAGTGATTTATTCTATCCTTCTCTCTATATATTTTTCTGCGTTCTTCTAATGTATCATATGTATATTTTTGTGCTCGAACCATTCTCTATATATATTATTTAGATATTTTTTTTAAATAATTTAAATTAATAATTAAATATAAAAATAAAATTCTATTAATAAATAAAAAAAAAATTTGATTAGAATTAATTTAATTATCAAGAAAAGTTAACTTTAAATTTAATGAAAAAAGTAGCGGGTTAGTTGTATATGTATTTGCTGGTTCTAATACTGATGGATTAGCTGCGGTATAGGCCATTCGTTCGACTTTTAGTTGTGTCGGTAATTGATTACAAATAAAAGTTAATGGTGAGGTTTGATCGGCGTTAGCACTGGTTTTAGCTTCAATATCTGTAAAAGTTGCAATAATATTACCAGCACCATTGGTTTCGGTTGATAATCCTTCTTGATCTATATTACATCTTAAAACAATTATACTTTGATTATTATCAACTACTTTATTTGATTTATCACTATTACCACATATTTGACAAACAGCACTCATTACCTCTACTAAACACTTGCCTTTATTGCGTATATCAACATTATTTAAAACATAAGTAAAACTTGATTTATCGCTACTTAATGAAACAGAAGCATCTAAACTATTTAACTTTAATATTTTGATATTATTCATTATATATATATAATATATTTATTTTTCATTATTATTTTCATTTAAATATATTTCTAATGTTTCATTATCTTTAACTATTTGTAATTCTTTTTCTAAAAAAGACATATTATTTAAATCTTCTTGTTCTTTAATATAATCTTCTTTATTAATATTTTTAATAGTATCATAATATATTTTTTTTATTAATAAGGTGTACATAGGATCAGGATATTTATTATATTTTGAATCAACCATACTTTTACAATAAGCAAATAAAGCTTTTTTATGTTTTAATTCAACCCAACTATCATCAACAGGTTCATCTAAAATTTTATCTGCTGGATATTTGTCTAAAAATTCTTGTCTATAATCTCTATTAAAATCTACTTTATAAATTTCTGCTTCATCTGATCCTTCCATTATATTATATATAATATTTTTTTTAAATTAAAAAAATTTAATTAAAAGATTAATTAAAATTGAGCTACTACAACACCATTAGGATTGTGTACAAACATGCGATCATGTAGTGCTAATGTGACGGCAGTAGATGCCTCTGGAGCACTGCTAAAAGTTATTTCAAGATTACTTGGGCCTCCAGCAGTAGTATCAAGACCCTGCATAATTAATCTTTCATCACTGAATTTTTTAAGATCAACACACATTGATCCGTGTCCTACAGAAGCATTTGCTGCGTCATCATTAGCTAACCACTGTGTGACTGAAACAGCCGAGCAAACAGCATGTGTTTTTCCGTGTTTAGCAAAAGTTTTAGATGCCTCTATATATGAGCGACATGTATTCGTGCTGCTAATATCAACATCATCGCTTGGGTATGATTCCGACATAATACGATATTTATAGCTGGATATATTTGTTAGGTTGAAAGCATTTAAACCATTTTTAACTTGAGTATTTAAAGCATCAGAAGTTCTTACTAATGTACATAAGCCATTTAATGAGCGATAGCTTGAATTTATCTGGAGTGATTGTCTTCCACCAGCAACAGCAATCGCATTTACAATAGTATTTACAGATTGACCGACCCACATTATTGGAGCACTTGCTACCTGTTGAGCGTACGAAGCCATAATCTGTTCATCAAGGATTTGATAGCATGGAGCATAATAACGGACTTCAGAAACGGTAAAAGTAAAAGGAGCATCAACAGTAGCTGCCTCGGTAAAAGCATTAGCAAATGAATCTAATGTAATTTCAATCTGAAAGCTATTCATACCAGCTGGGAGAGCTTTTTTGAAATATGTATTTAAGAAAGCACAATTTAATTTAATAGCAACATTTACAGAATTACCAGCTGCTCCAGCTTTGGCTAAATCTTTACCTAAAGCATCAGATTCAAGAGCAGCACCACCGCCAGCAACAGTTGCTGCTTGGTAAGTTAAATCATTAACATTACTTGACCATAATTCATCATATAAGTGATATACATTATAATCTGAAATAGATTCTACTTTACCAGAAGAACCAGCTACAGCAATTTCTAATTTTTGAATAACACATGCTCCATTACCAGTTAAATGAGCTTTGTTTGAACCATCAGCGTCAGTGTGATTAGAAGCAATATTCATATATAAATAACCTTTTGAAGTATCTATGAATTTATCACCAGCAGCAACTGGGATTAATATTTTATTGTTTGAGCCAGAGTTGTAGGAAGCACTTGTAGCATCAAAACGGCTTAATGTAGTTTTAGAAGGAATAGCATCCGCACCAGTGACGCTGTATCTCATAGAAAGTGGTAATGATTCAGTTAAAGACATTCTTTATACATTTATATTAGAAAATAAATTTGAAATTTTAATATTATAACTATTATATAAATTATGAAAGTAATTGAGAATTTAAAATTAAATAATTTTGAATTAGTAAAACAAAATGTAGATGATTTATCAAATTTACCATATATACCAACTAATCCATTAGAGCCTATTAATATGTTTTCGTTTTTTGTGGGTGCTTCTGGTTCAGGTAAAACTTCATTAGTATTACAATTATTGTGCAGTCATCCCACTAAAAAGCATCCAGAAAAAAGTAGAGCTTATTATAAATATTTTGATAGAATATATTTAATTAGTGCTTCATTACAATCTTTACCATTAGATAAATTAAATTTAAATGAAGATAGAATATTTAATAAATATAGTGATGATTTGATGAAACAGATTATAGAAACTGAACAGAATGATGATGAAAATAATAATGTATTAATAATATTAGATGATGTTATAAAATCATTAAAAAACAATAAAGAATCCGATTTCCTCACGAAATGTATACTGAATAGAAGACATATTTTAAATAATCCAAATAAAAAAGGATCAGCTGGATTAAGTATATGGATTATGAGTCAGAAATTTAATGCATTACCATTAATATTTAGAATTAATTGTAGTTCTGTTTATTTATTGCGATCGGTCACACAAAATACAAAAGAAAAGAATTGTATTAAAGATGAGTTAATGGCTGACTTATCAAATGAAGAACAAGAACAATTATTTAAAACAGCATTTAAAAAAAAATATAATTTTCTATTAATATTAAATAAAAAACCAAAAAAAGAAAGATACTATTCAAATTTTGATTTAATTAAATTTGAAAATGAATCAGATTCAGATTCTGATTAAATCATTCTTGTAAAATTATACTTTTCCATTAATTTATTATGTTCTTCCATATATATTTCATGTGCTTCTTCTGGTGTATTAAAAATACCTAAATATTTTTTAATTCCTTCATCATTTCTTATTACAGCACAAAATTTATTAGATCGTCTATATACACCCATAAATCCATTCTTATTAGTAATTTTTATTCTATTTCTATTATTACCACTTTTATCAATA